GAATCTTCCGACATGGTGCGTGTCTATAAAGATATCGACGCAGACGAGGAAATCGGAATGTATTTCAAAGACGGAGAGATTTCAGTCCCAGATAAAAAGGGATTCGGAGATATCTGAGTGAATGTGTAGTAAAGGAGAAAACATGAACAGAAAAGAGTTAGTACGTCGCGTTGCCGCAGAGCTGCGCGATGGAGATATACGCAAACCAATTTCAATACCGAAACAGGTATTCCATATTTCTGACGACGAGGGACACTCCAAAGACTTCGTCGTTCGCAAGACGGACAAGAGCGTGATATACACGGTAGAAGATGTTGAAGCTATTATTGATACCTGTCTTGCGGTTATCGAGGATTCCATCAAACACGGAGAGCCGATTACACTTCGCGGCTTCGGTACGCTTGGATTGCGGTATAGGAAGCCTCGTGTATTAAAGCATGTTGAAACCGGCGAGGAAGTAACAGCCGAGGGGCGCTATGTTCCACGGTTTTACTTTGGAAACGATTTGCGCATGGCGGCGAAGGTATATGAGCTTTCGCTTGCCGATGGACTTATTGACGAACCTCTGCCGATTTACAACGACGAGGACGGTGAGTAACCGTGCCGATTGAAGTCAATACAGATAAAGCGGTTTGTTCGAGATGCGGAAGAGCTTATGGGCAATATAAGGGCAATTTCCCCGTCAGCTATTCCTTTTTATACAAAGGTGTCGGGCATCTTCCAATCTGCAAATCATGCGTAGAGGTGATATATAACGATTACCTAAATCGCTGTAACGACGCAAAGGCTGCGGTTCGGCAGGTTTGCAGGAAGTTGGATTTATACTGGGACGCCGGAGCATACGAAACCGTATCGAAGAAGAATAGCAATAGAACGATTATGCTCCAGTATTTGCAGCGTATCAACTCCGTAAATTATGCCGGGAAATCCTATGACGACACATTGAATGAAGAGAACATGTTGTGGGATTTCGATACCGTTCGTGCGGATTCAGACGAGATAGATTCAACAAGCGTCGCATCTGACGTTGTGGCGTTCTGGGGTTCCGGCTACACGCCTGGGATGTACGCAGAGCTTGAGCAGAGACGCGCCTATTGGATGTCTCGGTTCCCGGATGGCACGGAACTGGATATCGGCACGGAGGCAATCATTCGTCAAATCTGTTCTCTGGAGCTTGACATCAACAGAGACAGAGCTGCTGGGCGAAGCGTTGAAAAAAGCGTTACCGCATTAAACTCATTGCTCGGAAGCGCGAATCTAAAGCCGGTTCAGAAGCGGCAGGACGATATGGATGCGGCTTTATCTTCCACGCCTCTCGGCGTGTGGCTGTATCGTTACGAGAATAAACGCCCGCTGCCGGAAATCGACGATGATTTGAAAGACGTAAACGGACTTCGCAGATACGTCTTTACATGGATGGGGCATCTTTGCAAGATGCTTGGTTTGAAGAACGCATACTCTCAAATGTATGAGGATGAAATCGCAAAGCTTCGCGTGGATAAGCCGGAATACGACGGAGAGGATGACGAAACATTTTTTGCTGAGGTAATGATGGATGAACCTCCCGGCACAGAAGTTGGGAATGAATCCATATGAACAGATACCAGCGCATAATGGATGGCGCTGCGTATTGGGGAGCATTTTACCGCTATAATCCAGACAAATTTGCGGAGGACTATCTGCATTTGAAACTAAAAAAGTTTCAAAAGATTCTCCTCGTGATGATGTTTTGGAGTACGATTTTCGTTTTAATTGCGTGTCGCGGGCTTGGAAAGACATTCTTGAGCGCGATTTACTGCGTGATTCGGTGCATCTTATATCCGGGAACAAAGGTGTGTATCGCGTCCGGTACTCGCGGGCAGGCAATCAATGTCCTTGAAAAGATAATGTATGAGCTGAAACCGGCGTCGCCGGAGCTCTGTGCCGAGATAGACGAAAAGCAGTCAAAGGTAAACGGCACCAATGCGCAGATAGTGTTCTTCAACACAAGCGTCATCAAAGTCGTGACGGCAAGCGATTCTGCGCGAGGCAATCGCTGCCATGTCTTACTACTGGACGAGTATCGATTGATTTCAAAGGATACGATTGATACTGTTCTGAGAAAGTTCCTTACACTCCGTCGGATGCCTCGTTACGAAGAGTTGACGGACGAACAGCGTAAGGAAGAATATGCGAAAGAAAAGAATCTGACAATGTATCTCAGCTCTGCGTATTTCAAAGACCATTGGTCGTATACAAAATGCGTTGATACGTTAAGAGCTATGACAGATTCACAGCGGCATCAGTTTGTGTGCGGCTTCCCCTATCAGCTTTCCATCAGCGAGGGGCTGCTCGATGCGGAAACAGTTGCCGATGAAATGGCTGAATCTGATTTCAGCGATATCAAATTCTCGATGGAAATGTGCGCAGAGTTCTACGGAAGCGCAGACGGCGCATTTTTCGATTTCGATTCAATATCCAAAAACAGAAGAATCAAGTACCCTATGTTACCGGACAGATTATCTTCTAAGCTCAATTCACAGCTCCTCAAAATACCACAAAAGCAGAACGGCGAGGTTCGGTTGCTGTCTGCTGATATTGCTTTGATGTCGAGCAGACGTAACAACAATGACGCAACTGCGATTTTTATTAACCAGCTTATCCCGACAAAAACAGGAAGGTATTCAAGCAACATTGTATATGCCGCTTCTTGTGAGGGGTTGAGGACGGACGACCAGGCGCTGATGGTGAGAAAGCTGTTCGATGAATATGCTTGCGATTACATTGTGCTTGACGCAAACGGCATCGGTCTTGGCGTCTTTGACGCTCTGGCGAGAGACATAGTAGATACGGATACTGGAGAGATTTATCCGGCGTTGTCATGCTGCAACAATCAGGAGATGGCATCGCGGTGTACAGTCCCAGGAGCGGCTAAGGTAATATGGGCAATCAAGGCAAGTGCGCAGTTCAATTCGGACTGTGCCTTTTTATTGCGCGAAGGATTCCGCAGCGGAAGGGTTCGCCTTCTGATGAACGAGTATGACGCGGATGAACTTCTTGATTCAATCAAAGGATATGCCTCCTTGAACCCGGGCGAAAAGATGCAGCTCAAGCTTCCATATATCAATACGACGTTATTGATAGACGAGCTTGTGAACCTGCAGCACGAAGAGTCCGGCGGCAAGGTGAAGATTTTTGAAAAGTCGGGTGCCAGAAAAGATAGGTATTCGAGTTTATCATACAGCAATTATGTGGCGATACAGCTTGAAAATAAGCTCGGCAAACGGTTCGGAGTCAATACGCAAGCGTCCGATATGTTTGTTATAAAGCCACCATCTTATACAGGAAAGGCGGTGAATATGACAGGTGCCAGGGGCAAACAAACAACGTGGTACTGAGAAAAATAAGGACGCGAGTTTCAGCGGATATATTGGAATATCAGAGAAGTTTGCTATTCTGAATCGGCTGATTACAAGGGACTTAAACAACAACCGAAACACTCCAACTTTTTCTCTGTATACAAAAGACGATATCACAAAATATCTCTCCAATCCATATAAGTATGAGAAGCAGCTTCGTCGTGCCGTTATCTACATATATGGCGCAAGTCCGCACTTTCGTAGACTTATCCAATACTTCGTTGGTTTATCTGATTTGTCTTACATCGTTGAGCCGTATAAGATTGAGCCAAAGAAGGCGAACGTGAAAACGGTAAACAACAATTACCGCAAGGTTTTAAGCTTGCTGTCTTCAATGAGCATCAAGACGCAGTTCCCAAAAATCCTGACGGTATGTTTACGCGAAGACGTGTTTTATGGAACTGCATGGATTACAAGCGATAGCGTTACGATTCAGCAGCTCCCAAGCGATTACTGCCAGATTTCCTCCGTAGAGGGGAATGTACCGAACGTCACATTCGATTTTTCATATTTTGATACGCATAACAATCTACTTGCGTACTACCCGTCTGAGTTCAGGACAAAATACAATAAGTACAAGTCAAACAGAACCGTCAAATGGATAGAGCTGGATTCCCCGACATCGTTTGCGATTAAATGTAATTCTGACATTCTTGATTACGCTATCCCGCCATTTGCTGGCATTTTGCGTGAAATATATGAGCTTGAGGATTATCGCCAGCTTAAACTGACGAAGACTGCGCTTGAGAATTATGCGATGCTCGCAATGAAGTTACCAATGGAGGATGACGGTAGCTGGGGAATTGACTTGGATAAGGCGAAAGAGTTCTGGAGAAATCTGGATGCTGTCTTGCCGGAGGAGGTTGGTTCTGTTCTGACGCCGATGGCGATTGACAAAATCAGTTTCGAGCGCACCCATACTGGTGATACCGATACGATTTCTGACGCGGAGCAAAACCTGTTTACTGCGGCTGGCGTTTCTTCCCTTCTGTTTAATAACGAGAAGGCGTCCGCCAATGCGCTGCTGCTGTCGATTAAGGCAGACCAGGCGATTACATATGGAATTGTCAAGAGCATCGAAGACGCTGTAAACAGACTTGTGCAGGCACAGAGCTATGGGAAGAACTTTAAGGTGAATTTCCTTGACGTATCTCCTTTCAACCGCAAAGAGGTGGGAGACGCCTATCTGAAAGCCGCGTCCTATGGCTTACCGACAATTTCTGCATACGCCGCCTCACAAGGCATCGGTCAGGCAGAGCTCGACGGCATGAGCTTCCTCGAAGGTCGTGTTCTTGGATTACAGGATTTGTTCCGTCCAATCCAAAGTTCATCGCAAATGAGCCCGTCTGATGTGGATAGTAACGCAGCCACAGACGAGGGCGGTGCTCCAACAAAGGGCGTTGGAGAAATCACGGAATCTGGGGAGCAGAATCAGGAGGACGCCTGATGAACGGACGATTTATCTACGTCTTTGACGACGATGCAAGAGACAAGCTGTTATCTGCCGGGTTTTCAATGTTACATGCAGATAACACAAACCATGCTTATGTTTTTGCTGCGAACAGCAAACTCAATTTTTCCTTCGAGGAAATCAGTTATGTGGCGACTGATACATTGACATACCCACATACATAAATCAAGTCAGCACCCGGCACAACAGCGCCGGGGCTTTCTATATTTAGGAGGTTGAGATGAATAAGGTCTTAAACATGACTTACGCATCATCTTTAACCGACTTGTGTGCAGTCAACTCTTCTTTTGATACCGGGGTTTTGCGCGTTGCATATACAGGAGTCAATCCAAACAAGAGCTGCATTTCAAAGGAATCTTTTGAAAAGAGCATTCAAACTATGTTTGGGTGCCCGATTGTGTGCAACTACGACAGAGAAAGCGATACGCTCGGCGGGCACGATATGGCTGTTGTCCGCGACGCAAACGGTTCTCTGAAGCTTATCAATATGACCAACCCGGTCGGGTTTATCCCGGAGTCAGCAAAGTATTGGTGGGACTTCGTTGAAGAGGAAGATGGCACAACCCACGAATATCTGTTTGTTGAAGCTCTGCTCTGGAAGCGGCAGGAAGCGTATCAAAAAATCAAGCGGGATGGGATTACGGCTCAGTCAATGGAGATTACCGTAAAAGACGGCGAAATGATTGACGGCGTTTTCTATATCTACGATTTTGAGTTTACTGCTTTTGCGCTGATTGGCGTGGCACCGTGTTTTGAAAGCGCGGCGCTTGAGCTGTTTTCACAGCAGGATTTCAAAGAGCAGCTTTCTGAGATGATGCGAGACTTAAAGGAAAGCTTTCAAATGGTCACTCCCTCGCAAGAGGATGACAATACACACCCACAAAATTATTCGATGGAAGGAGGAGAAAAGGTATTGCAAGACAAGATTGAACTTGCCGCCAAGTACGGCATCGATGTCGAAAGCTTGGACTTCTCTCTGGAGGATTATACCGTAGAGGAACTCACTGAAAAGTTTGAAGCGATAAAAGCCGCTTCCGAGAATCCCGGCGAGCCCGCCAGTGAGCCGACTCAAAGCCAGTATGCTCTTACAAGCAATCTGGTTGAAGAGATTGCCCGTGTGCTTGAGGCCGTTAAGGTCGAGCGCGAGTGGGGCGAATGCACTCGCTACTGGTATGTTGACTGCGATTTTGAGGCGCACGAGGTTTATTGCTGGGACACCAACGATTGGCTTCTGTACGGCTTTACATACGCAGTTGAGGGCGACAGCATCACCGTTGACTTTGAGAGCAAGAAGCGCAAGAAGTATGTGATTGCTGATTTTGACGAAGGCGAGCAGGCTTCTCCGTTTGCCACTGTGTTCCAACAGATGGAGCAGGTTATTCACGACGGCGCGGAGTGGGAAGCCAAATACCAAACTGCCTCCGACACGATTACAACCATGGAGACAGAGCTTGGGGAGCTTCGCAAGTTTAAGGCTGATACCGAGAACGCCGCTGCGCAGAGCGCACGGGATGAAGTTTTTGCTCAGTTCGAGGATTTAGTCGGTGTCGAGGCTTTTGAGACCCTGAGAGAGAATTGCGGCGATTATGACGCTGCGACACTTGAGGAAAAGTGCTTCGCAATTCGCGGCAGACAGGGTGTCCAAGCGAAGTTTGCTTTGGAGGAAAATGCTCCGAAGCTGAAAGTAACGAAATCTGATATATCCAACGAACCGTATGGCGGTATCTTCACCGAATACGGTATCGAATCTGATGACTAAATAAGGAGGATACACATTATGGCTTATGGTGTTGTGCGTACCGACAAGCTGATGGGCACCGATGTCCGTTCTATGCTTGAGTCTGTGAAATACATGGGTTCCGGCTCTACCGAGACAGCGATTGACAACGGCAACGTTGTTAAGTTTGACGCTACTCTGATGACTGGTGAGCGCGAGATTAAGAAGGGTGTCACCCCTGCTGCTACTGACGCTCTCGATTCTATCGTTCTGATTGCCACCCCCGAGGTCATGTATGACGAGCGCAAGCGCAATCTGGACGAGTTCCGCAATGATGCTGGCAAGATTTGCCGTGGCTATCATCTGCATTCCGGCGACATCTTTTCCGTTACCGCTGATGCCGTCGCTTTCAACACCAACGAGAGCACCGACGGCAAGGTCGGCTCCGTTGTTGAGCTGAAGGCTGACATTAAGCTGAACATCAAGACTGGCAGCGCGACTTCCGGTTCTACTGTTGTTGGCAGTGTCATCGCCATTGATGTGGTTGGTCGTTATACCTACTACGTCATCCAGGTAGCGTAATCAAATAATCAAGAAGGAGGATAATACAATGGCTGAAATGAAAGATATTGTGAAGCTCGCCGTTGATGCCTACAAGGGCAATGTCGAGAAGTATTCTGTGCATCAGTCTCAGGATGCTCTGCGTCAGGCTCTGATTGAGGCCAACAATGGCAAGACTACTCTTGACTATAAGGCTATCCGCGACGGCAAGTGCAACGGTCTTTTCACTCTGATTGAGGAAATCCTGAGCAACACTATCGTTGAGGGTCTGCAGGGAGACGAGTATTTCAACGCTCTGGTCGATTTCCGCAATGTCGCTGAGGGCGACGAGAACCGCTTCCTGGTTGAAGACAAGAACCTGTTCGTGATTTCCGAGGCCGCTGACGGTACTCAGGGCATTCGTCGTCAGCGTCTTGGCGGCGTGACGGAGACTGCCATCCCCACCACGCTGAAGGTCGTTCGCATTTATGAGGAGCTCAATCGTGTCCTTGCTGGTCGTGTTGACTTCAACGCCTTCATCAACAAGGTCGCCGAGTCTTTCCGTCAGAAGCTTCTGAACGACATCTATACTCTGTGGAGCGGTGTTTCCGCTGCCCAGATTGGCGGCTCCGCTTACTTCCCCGCTGCTGGCTCTTATGACGAGGATACCCTGCTCGGCGTTATCGCTCATGTTGAGGCCGCTGCCGGTGGCAAGCCCGCCACTCTGATTGGCACCAAGAAGGCGCTTCGCGCTCTGAAGGAGTCCATCCAGGGTAACAACGCGAAGGACGAGCTGCACGCTATGGGTTACTACGGCACATTCTACGGTACTCCTTGTGTCGCTGTGCCTCAGCGTCATCAGGTCGGCTCTACCAACTTTATTCTGGACGATACCGTTATCACCGTTGTTGCTGGTGATGATAAGCCCATCAAGGTTGTGTATGAGGGCAATCCCATTGTGCTGATGGGCGACCCGATGCAGAACGCGGACTTCACTCAGGAGTACCTGTACGGCGAGAAGTACGGCATGGGCATTGTGCTGGCTGGCGGCAACTCCGGCATCGGCATTTATGACATGACCTAATCTGTCACGTTAATAATAACATCTGCACAAATTACCTGCGGGGCTTCGTGCTCCGCAGGTATTACTGAATGAAAGGAAGATAAATCAAATGGCTAACACCAGAACAAGAAGCACGAATACAACAAATAACGAGCACGCTGTGGAGCAAACCGTAACTGCTGAAAAGATTATCCCGAAAGAAATTGATATGAACCAGTACGTTGTCGTTCGCAACGGATTTCAGGGTACGCTTGTTTATATCAGTCCACGCACGGGTGAAAAATTCGTGTGGGACGGGTTTGGCGCAGAGCAGGAGATGGAGCTTCGTGAACTCCGAAACGCGAAAGCTGCAAGCAAAAGATTTTTCGCGGATAACTGGTTTATGTTTAACGACGAGTGGGTGATTGATTATCTCGGTGTAAGGCAGTTCTATCAAAATGCGCTACCACTGGAGAAGTTTGACGAAATTTTCAAAAAGAGTCCAACCGAAATCAAAAAGGCGGTTTCCTCTATGTCGGATGGACAAAAGAAATCTGTCGCCTATCGCGCAAGCGAACTGATTGCTTCCGGCGAAATCGATTCGAGGAAAACAATTTCTGCGCTTGAGGAAGCTCTTGGCGTCGAGTTGATTGAAAAATAAGGGAGGTCGCCATGGGAATCCCTTACGATGTGTTTACGGGTGCATTTTTGAGTAAGGTTTCTGAGTTCGAGTTTTTGAAGCTTGACGATAACATCAGGACAGAAACCATTGACGGATATATGAAACGTGCGCTAAGCAGGTTTCGCAAAAACTGCAAGTATGACTTGTTTACGACGGGAGACGACGATACACGACAATTCGACGTTCCTATCGCAGAGGACGACCTGAATGAGATTCTGGATATTGTTTCTGAGGGAATGGTTGTCCAATGGCTCAGGCCGTATGTAAACCAGCAAGAATTACTGCAGAATGTGTTAAACACAAGAGACTTCATACAATACTCCCCTGCCGAGTTGCTGATGCGTGTCGGGAACGCATATACGCAGGCGAAGAAGGACTATACCCAGATGATTCGGGAATATAGCTTCAATCATGGGGATTTATCGGATTTGCATTTATGACGATTCCTACTGTGGACAGAACGCCTATTGCTGCGGAGCTTCTCCAGAATTATTTCAAAAATCTCGTAAATCAGTTTTTCAAGATTCTCCCGATACGAGAAAGCGGAGAGGCAAGCTTGCCGGTATATATGGCAAGTCTTCAGGCGGAGCTTCTCGGTTGCCAAGGGTTAGTGCTGTGGCTCCGCAATGATGCATCCTATCTTACGTTGCTTGCAATCCTACAGTATTTGATTGATAACCCGGAATGCACAGTGCGTGAGGTAAAACGCGAGGTGTTCAAGGCAATCAGTATTTGTAATAGACTCACAGCGGTATGCGAAGAGCGTATGAAAGAAGGTGTGCCTGAGCAATGAGCGTTTGGGATGTGTACCAAAACAGAGCGAATGCACGCGGCGATACAAAAAGGGCGACACAACTCAAACGGGAAATCCGCACAGTTCAGGATAAACTGCCTGATAATCTCTCCTACCAATCCGTGATAATCTACGATTTAGAGCATGGGTATAACATTAGCGAGGAATATGCAATTCAGCAAAACGTTGCGATTATTAACTCTGATAATCTGAACGAAAAGACTATTATTGCGCTTCCAGGCGATGACATCATTCATGGCTCCCTTGTCTTTTGGATGGATAATCACTGGCTGGTTACAGAGCGAGACGCGAATACCACAGTGTACACCAGGGCGAAAATGATTCAGTGCAATCATTTGCTGAAGTGGGTGTCGGCAGATGACGAAATTATTGAGCAATGGTGCATAATCGAGGACGGAACCAAGTATCTTACTGGCGAATACGAAGACAGAAACTTCGTCGTCACACGTGGAGATTCTCGTATTGCCATGACGCTTGCGCGAAACATGGAAACCGTGCGTCTCAGCAGAAGCAACCGATTCCTGATTGATGATACGGAATCCCCAATTCCGCTTGCATATGCGCTGACGAAGCCACTCAAACTTGGGTGGTCGTTTAACGATATGGGCGTCTATAAGTTTGTTTTACAGGAAGTCACAACAACTGACAACGATAATATTGAGCTCAAAATTGCCGACTATTATAAGCACTTTGAGAAACCGTCTGCCAATCAGCAGGAAATAATCGTGGATGCACCTGTGGATAGTGACACCGGAAAGAAGGTGTGGCTGTAATGCAATTAGAAGAGTTCTTTGATTATAAGAATCAGCTCATGGGCGACATTCTGACGAACGAAGAAATTGTACGGTTAATCAACGAGGAAGTTCCGATAAGCGAAGCTGGTTCGCTCGCATACACGCAGGTATTCCCGTGTGAGTATGTGCCGGAAACCGTACAGGACGGCAAGACATTCATCTGCTTTGATGTAGATGTGCAGCGTTCTGCTGACAAAACTTTTCTTTATCCCACTATTTTTGTGTGGGTTTTTACACATAGAAGCAAGCTCCGTCTGCCGGAAGGTGGACTGCGGACGGATGCACTATGTTCAAAAATCTGCAAGGCAATCAATGGTAGCAGGCAGTATGGGCTTGGAGAGCTTAACCTGTATGCCGTGAAAAGGTTCGCTCCTATGACGGATTATCAGGGCAAAGTTATGACATTCTATGCCAAAGACTTCAATCGTCAGTATGACGGAAATAAGTATACTCCTGCTAACCGAAAGGGCTAAATGCCGACGCAGAGTTTACTCTACGAAAAGCAGGTTCCAATCAACGATTCCATTCATATCGTGATTCCGACTGTCGGCGATGTTATCGACAACGAGGACGAATACTACAGCCTCGTGTTTGCTCTTACGGCAAGTCCAATCGATATGATGGTGCAGTTGGACGATATTGGTGTTGATTTCACCACAATTAACGATTACGAGCTGTTTCTGTTACTTTTCTCAAGTATGCAGGCGCAGGACACACATCTTGTATTCGGAGATTTGGATTTGAAGCAGTTCGAGCTGGCTGTCAGCTCACAAAACAACAATCTGATTCTTGTGGATAAAGCAAATCACATCATCATCGACAGGGCGATACATGGGCAAATCGCCAATACGTTGCGACGGATTCACCACCTTGAAAAGAATCTGAAAAAGCCTGCAAACAAAGAAGCGAAAGCATTCATGCTGGAACGCGCACGCGCAAAACTGAAACGTGAGCGCAACAAGAAGAAAGAGTCCCAGACAGAATCGCTTATCGTTGCGATGGTGAACACTGAACAGTTCAAATATGATTTCGAGAGCACTCGTTCGCTCTCGATTTTTCAATTTAACGAGAGTGTCCACCAGATAATCAAGAAGGTTGATTACGACAACCGAATGTACGGCGTGTATGCCGGAACAATCAATGCGAAAGAGTTAAGCCGGGACGATTTGAACTGGCTTACACACTAACAATAAGGAGGAAATGTGATTATGAGCATCCCCGATATCACCATTACCAGCATTGAGACTATCACTGCTTTTGATATCAGCACCGGCGCGTACAAGTTCACGCTGGATGAGCTGCAGAGCGCCACGATTGCGCAGTCTCAGGACACCCCCGACATCACTGGCAAGCAGGGTCGTCGGCTCGCTACCCTGAAGCGCAACAAGGCTGTCACAATCAGCGGCACCAATGGTCTTGTCTCTCATGGTCTGCTTGAAATGCAGACTGGCAGCGAGTTTGCGAACAAGACGACAAAGGTTCTGTGGGTGGACTATCTGACTGTTGATTCTACCGGCGCGAAGACCAGCTACACCGCTGTTGGAACTTCCGGCGCAGAGATTGAGGCGCTGTATATCCGCAACGCCGACGGTACTCTTGGAACCGAGCTTGAGCAGGCTTCCACTGCTGCTGCTGGTAAATTTGCTTATGCCCCGTCCACGAAGCAGTTGACGTTCCACACCGATATCACTACCGGCACAGAAATCGTTGTGTATTACAAGCGTCAGATTAGCGCAAATGTGCTTTCTGACAGCTCTGATACTTATTCCGGTAAGTGCGTTCTGTACGTTGATGCTTTAGCCGAGGACAAGTGCGCCAATGTGTATCGTGTGCAGATTTATATCCCGAAAGCTGATTTTAACGGTGAATTCAGCTTTGAAATGGGTGACAACCAGACTGTCCATTCGTTTGAGGCCAATGCTCTGAGCGGAGCCTGCGGCGCCGGTGGCAGCTTCTTCACCTATACCGTTTTTGGAGCGAACGCTGCTGACGTTGCTTGAGGGGACTCGACCGTAGATACCTATCGGGAGACTTTGCTGCGAATACTCGACCCTCGTGGCGTTAAGCAGTTGGAAGTGATTGCTACCGAAACATAAAAGGAGGTATGCGCATGGCTGGGATAAAACGGTGCAAGGTCTGCGGTCGTGAATATGAGTATTGCCGAACAAATCGTCCAACTGATATTTTCCGATGGCAAGACGTTGCATGTTCTCCTGAACATGGTGCGATTTATTTCGCTCAAGTAGCAGAGGCGAGACGCGAGCCAACAGTGGCATCGATGGACTCTGCGTTGCTTTCAGAAATTGACGGCGGTGCGCCCGTTGAAGATTCCAATATCGACGAAGATGAAGAGTATGAGGACTTCGACGATAGCGAGGAAGACATCGCAATCGAACAATAAAGAGGCTATGGCTGCATCTCATCTTGAGGTGCAGCCATTTCTTCAAAGAAGGTGATGAACATAGGCAATGTCATTAAACTCACAATAGATGAAAACACTCTGTCGCGGTACGATGATTACTATTTTTCCATACATACAAAAGCAAAGAAGAATCCTATTGCACATCCTTATCACGACAGTATGAATACATGGATGATAATGAAGCGTCCGATGATGAACGCTTTGAAACAGCGGTGGAAAGATTTCATTCGATGGTATGTCGAAGAACAAGGTTATTCTAACCTACGCATAGAACGATGCGAAGTACGCCAAGTGATTTATTATCCAACGAACCGCAGGCATGACTTGGACAACACCACGCCGAAGTTCATTATTGACGGACTTGTTGAAGGCGGGATGGTGGTTGACGATGATTCGGAACATATCGTGCGGCTCATTTTAGAGTGTGGGATAGACAAAGCATATCCGCACACTGACATCTACATCACTATTTTGGACAAAGAATAAAAGGAGGATTTGCTTTATGGCAAGCAAGGAAAAGGTAAAGAAGATTTCAATCAATGCGCTTGAGAAGTGCGTGGAAGAGAGTGCGCCCAGCATTGTGAATGTGGAGTGGCGTGGCATTGAGGTTACGATTACGAGGCGGCTGAGTCTCTCCGATATGATGAAGTTCGTTGACGGCGTTACAAATCTTTGCTTCTCTGACGACGGAACATATATGCCGGAAATCAAAGACTTTGCGACACGCTGCAACGTGCTGGAAATGTACGCGAACTTCACTCTTCCGTCCAACATTGAGAAGCGCTATGAGCTCGTTTATGCCTGTGATGTGTATGCAACAATCATGGGCTCTATCGACAGAACGCAGTTCGAGGTAATGCTGGCTGCGATTGACGACAAGATTGACAATCGTGCGCAGGCCAACGTTGAGGCGATTAACCGCCAGATGAATGAGCTGTATGCTGCGTTTGAAAATCTGGAAAGCAGACTGTCTGCCGTGTTTGACGGCATCGACGGCGACACGATGAAGCAGCTCATTGGTGCCATGTCAAATGGAAAGCTTGACGAGCAGAAGCTGATGGACGCATATCTGGATGCTAAGAAATCGGAGGGCACCGACGAAACGGACGGTGAGTAAATGTCTGGCATTAACTGGGAGTCAATAATGAAAAAGGCGGAAGCAGCAGTCAATGCTCCCGGGAACAAAAAGAAGATTGATAAGATAAAGGACGATGCGATACTCAACGGCATATCAAACGGTGTGAAGGTACATACGGCGCAGGAGGCCGGAGAAATGTTTGGTAGGACGTTGAGAATCACGATTCAGCAATCAGCGCTTCCCGCTGGCGTGGTATCGCTTCTGGAGGATTACTGGGTCGGGAAAACAATTAAGCTCGGCGATGGCAAATACATGGTGCATGTCGGGTTTGATAAGGATACGACACGGCACACCATGAGTACGCGGAAAGAGTATTACCCGGTTGACATCGCAGAGCTGTATAACGATGGGGTTGACCATATTATGAAGCAGATTTTTGAGCGCGACGAGGCCGGGATACTCCATACAAGCAGCACATATATACCGGGCGCTCATTTTATGGAACAGGCAATTATCGACTTTCAAGGGAATTACGGGACTGAATACAATGTACTTGAAATCACAATCAATCGAGACAGCGTTTAACTGTCATATAACGAAATAACTTTTGATGGGGTTGGCTCTCGCCAATCCTTTCTTTTATAAAGGATGGTGAGAATACTGAATGGCTGACTTTACGCTTATTGTCGGTGTCGATACTACAGTAAGCTATGAAAATATGCGCAAAGAGATTAACGCAATCGTGCGGTTAATCAATAAGACACCACAAAAGATAAAAGTTCAATTTGACGAAGCATCGGTAAAAACGATGCGTAGTCAGATAGCATCTGCTTATAAGAGTGTTAGCAAAGAGACGACGAATGCTTCAAATTCTGTCCAAAAGATGAATAAGGAGATTTCGTCAACCGCAGCCGCCGCGCAAAAGGCAGCCGCCGCGCAAAAGGCAGCGAACGATAAGCAGGCGTCTGGTTATCAAGACGCTATCAGAGCTGTAAAAGAATACTATTCTGTTTTGCAGCAACTCCAAAAGACTAAAAATGATGTTACGCTAACATCTACCGGATGGGTATCTGAGAGCGGGAACTGGGATAGCTTAGCTAATGCGCTTAATCGAACCAAGACAGCGTTTGATTTGCTGACGAACTCCGAAAACATGAGCAAGCTTTCCTCGGAGGAGCAAATCAATTTGCTGCGCACGATGGCAAGCGAGGCAGAGAAGTATGCACTCTCAATCGAAAGGCAGGCAAACAAGGAAGCGGAGGCCGCGCAAAAGGCAGCCGCCGCGCAAAAGGCAGCCGCAGACGCAGAACGGCAAAGACGTGCTGCATCCGCAGAATCATTATATACAGACAAAGCTAAAACGTCTGCTGTTGATGCATACGTTAAGGCTCTTGGTACTGGGAATAAACACCTGCGAGACTGGACTGCGGCAGAGAACAGCTCAAATCAAGCAAGCCGTGAGGCGTATCAGAGATTAAAGACAGCTCGTGACGAAATGGTGAATGCTTACAAGGCATTCAGTGCCACGACAAAAGGAACGGAAGAATATCGAAGAACGCTCGACGGGCTGCGGAACTCTGTTGAAAACTTTAACAGAGTCCACAGAGAAGTTGGCGCGACACTCGATAGCACTGGAGATAAAACAAGAACACTATCAGATAGACTTACAGGATTAGCTGAGAAGTTCTCTGCATGGCTGAGTGTGTCTCAACTGATTATGTTTGCTGTTCGTTCTGTTCGCAAGATGATTTCTGCAAGCATCGAGCTTGACAGCGCGATGACGCAGATGCAAATCGTGACGCGAGCAAGCAGTAAGGATATGGAGGCGTTCGGTGAATCTGCCGCAAAAGCAGCACAGCGTATTGGTTCCTCCATTACGGATTTTGTTAGCAGCGCCACAACATTTGCGAGACTTGGGTATACGATGGAAGAATCCAGCGTTCTTGCGGAATACACCGCTATGCTTCAGAACGTTGGTGATATTGATGTTGCGGACGCGCAGAATGCCATTACTGCTATCATCAAGGCTTTTGACAAAGATGTCGATGATATTAAGTCCGTAATGGACAAGTTGGTTGTCACTGGTAACAATTTCCCAATTAGCGTTTCACAGATTGCGGAAGGCATGAACAACGCATCATCGCCGCTTGCCGCAGCTGGCAACTCGTTTGAGCAATCTGTTGCGCTTTTAACCGCTGCAAACACAACCATCCAAAACGCAGCTAAGGCGTCAACGGGACTGAGAACCATTGCCGCGAGACTTCGCAATACCAAAACAGAGTTAGACGAACTCGGTGAGGCAATGACTGACGCCGCTTATGAGGAACTTGTATCCGCACTTACCAAAGCAAATGTTTCCTTGAAGGATGCCAACGGTGAGTTTAAGAGCACATATGATGTTATGGCTCAAATTGCGGATGTGTGGGACTCCCTTTCAAGCATGGAACAAGCTGGCCTCGCTACCGCTATTTCTGGCATCAGACAGCAGGCAGTCTTTTATTCTCTTGTTGAACAATTCAAAGAAGCGTCTGGCGCTATGGATGAAATGGCGAACAGTGCTGGCGCACTCGATAAGGCTTACGCCGATTTCATGGATAGTATCCAGGCGCATGTCAATCAATTCAAAGCAGCATTTGAATCATTGAGTTCGAGTACGGTTACAAGAGATTTCCTGAATCAATTTATTGACTTCGGAACAAGCATGATTGGCATTCTTGAACGGATAATGAAAATAGTCAATGTGCTTGGCGGCCTCAATCGTGTGTTATATATCACAGTTGGTCTTATCGCAACAATTAAAGGAGCGTCAATTCTTAATTTCCTGAAAAAGCTCGCAACTCCAATCACATCATTGATTAAGATTATTGGTGCGCTGCGTACTGGAACAGTTGCGGCGGCTGTGAGCGGCGAGGGTCTTGGGAAAACATACAGTATTGCTTTCGGGGAAATAACTGTAAGCGCCACAGCAGCTCAGCTTGCGGTTGGCGCATTTGTTGCGCTTGTCGGTATTGCATTGCTTGCAAGCCAGTCATATCAAAAGAGTCTTGAACGCGCAAGAGATAACGCAAAGAAATATCTTGATGAAATTGGCGATACCAAAAATATCTATGAGCAGTATCAAGCATATTATAACGCAAAGCAGGCAATAGATGATACAACAGGCTCAAAGGAAGCATTTCAGGCAGCATCGGAATCGTTGGCCTCCGCGCTTGGAATTGAAAAAGACGCCGTTGACGGATTGTCTGGTAGCTATAAAGAGCTTACCCTTCAACAACTGCAAGAGGCTCGTGATAACGCGGAGCGTTCTGCAAAGCTCACGCTTGGGAACCTGAGTAAATATCAAGACCATGAGGGATTCAACTGGGCGGCAAATTGGTTGATTGGCGAAGGTATTACGCCACGTGACTACGCCAATATGGATGCAATCGAGCAACTTAGAGCGCAAGTTCGGGCGTATGAATTACTCCAAGACAGGATGGCGGAGCTTGTTGACCAGGGCAAGGGCGGCGGCGTTGTTTATAATTCACTCAGCCGTATGGCAGAAAAGATTGAGGATGATATTCAAAATGCCACTGACGCTCTGAGCAAACTCGACGAGCTTGATAATCAGATTTATAACATAACAAACGGAGTGTCAGACTCTGGTAAACCAAAATCAAGTACAGCAACCGGCGATACCAGCAAGGTAGAAGCGTATAAGGCGAGTCTTGATGGGTTGAAAGAAACTGTTGTGGGTCTGAAATCTGCTTATGATGCGCTCGCAACTGCGGAAAAGGAAATGGCGTCCGAAGATGGCGGATTATCCATCGACACCATCAATGCGCTTGCGGCTGCGGATGAAAACTATATTGATTATCTGTATGAAGAAAATGGCCAGTCAGATAAAAACATTGACATTTAGATCAGG